TAAAATGACTGACCCTGACCGTATGCCACATCTCCCTACAGAAGAAGAGGTTGAAATTCTTCGTGAGGAACGGGAGACTTATTTCAAGGCACACGATGAGTTGCTGGCTCAGATAATTGAATTGAGAGCAGAGCGCGACTCAGCAAGGCGAGAAGTCTGCGACCTCAAGACATTCAACTTTGACAACACCATCTCCGCATATCGCTATGCTGACCTACGAAAGTGGGATTGCTTCAAAGATAATGCTTGACAACACCAATAGACTGTACTATACTATACCAACAACAAGGAGAACAACAATGCCTAACACCAAGAAGAAGACCAAGACCACCCGCATCACCAAGATGGAGCGTCTGCGTATGGAGGCAGAGAAGACTCGTCCAACAGGCGTGACCGTTACTGTGGAAAGACACTACGAGGTGGAGATCACTTCACTCTACGATTCCATGATGAATCGGCGCATGGCGGGGGTTCGTGCTGACCATCGGGCTGCCCCCGATGACACCGCCGCACCGACCGTCTACATGGACAATCCGAAGGACTTGCGAGTCCTTGCTGCGGCTTTGCTTGCAGTAGCGGATTGGATGGAGGACGGCAAGTGAGCGACAACGACGCACTCCACGCATTGCTGCGGCTACAGAAGAAACTCATCGGACGAGGTAGCGGTGCATCTTGCTGCACGGATGTCAAGATCGTCAAGATCCGTGAGGATTTCAAGACGATCAAGGACACTCTCGCCAACCTTGCAGCCGAGCGTGACGAGGCGAGGCGGATGTATTGTGAGGCAGTAAACCGCCATCATGTGCGGCTTGATGCGTTTGGTATTGCAAAGAACCACGGCTGGGATTGCTACAAGGATCGCGCCGATGATTAATTTTAGAAATGAAAATCAGATCGTGAAGGATTGGGTCAAGGTGGCAGTTCTGTCTTCTATTGATCCCGTTGCCCCCTACAGTTGGCAACCCATTGAGACCGTACCCAAGGATGCCCATTCTGTTGATCTATGGGTAGTCTCCTGTTGCTTTGGACGAGAGAGGGGAATGAGATACCCCGATTGCTATTGGTCAAGCCAAAGAGGCAAGTGGATGAAGGGTGGGTATGAATTTGAGACCGATGGCATCAGAATCACTCATTGGATTCGTATTGGCACTCCTACCCCTATCAAGAAGGAAGAAGCATGACACCCAAGAACATCGTTTTCATCACAGTCGCAGCATTGACAATCCTTGTCCTTTACTGTAGCCTTGTCTTCCTTGGCTATGCTGCCTTGTTTGGCATCTACCAATTCCTTCGGGATCATGGCTACGGATTCTGGTCAGCCGTCACCGTCATGGTTCTTGGAAGTTCGTTTCTCGCCGTTCCGTCAATAGTTGCTCGTCTGCAACTGCGGAAAAAGTAAAATACCCATCACCTTTCCTCTGTTTCCACAGCCCCCTTGATTGGGGGCTGTTTCTATGATCTAAATACTCCCATGCGTGATCATCGTGAACCAGCCGATCCCGATCTTTCCGAGACTACCGTATTCGTAGCACAGGATCTGTTTACCCGTGAGTTTGTGCCGGTGCCGATTTGGGTATTCTGGCGCATCTATAAGCAGAACGATATCAAGGATTACTACGGCAACGATGCCTATACTTTCAACTGTGGGTGGGTTGACTTGGAAAGTGGAAAGGTCTTTCAGCGATTCGTTGAGAGCAGCCCCATCACCGACAAGAAGTTCAAGGCATTTGTCGGAGCCGTTGTTACTGGCGAACTGTGAAATTGAACTCTGAACTGTTTGTTTAAAATGAAAGATTGAAATGTCTGAAGAAGAACCGCTACCCCATCGTGTCTGCAACAAGTGTCGCGTCAGCAAGCCCATCACCGAATACTTTCGGGATAATGGTCGCCGCGATGCTCTCAAGCGTCATCCTGTCTGCAAGGTCTGCGTCAAGAAGAGCATGAAGGTGGTCATGCGGCTCAAGAAGACCGCGCCACCCAAACCCGCCGTATGCGAATGCTGCGGACGCGATCCTGCTGCTGAACCAATCTGTCGTGGGTGGTGCTTGGATCACGATTACGAGACAGAGAAGTTTCGTGGTTGGATCTGCCAAACCTGCAACATCGGATTGGGACATTTCAAGGATTCTATTGAGGGAATGATGAAGGGTATTGAATATTTGAAAAGGACGGGGGGCTAGATATTGGTATGCACTACAGAGCAGTCTTTCTGTCGGACTTTCACCTTGCATCCAAGAAATGCCGCACCAAGGAACTGAACAAGTTCCTCAAAGAAAACGAATTTGATCATCTGTATTTGGTTGGGGATATCATTGACATATGGCGGTTCAAGCAAGTCTTTCACATGAACCCACAGAAGCAGAATGATCACCTTGAGGTCATTGAAAGAATCCTGAAGATGGCTAGAAAGGGGACGGTTGTCCATTACATCTATGGCAATCACGATGAATTCATGGCAAAGTTCATCGGGCATCATATCTTTGGCAACATCTCTCTCCATGAGCGAATTGAGCATACGACATCTTCGGGCAAGAAATACCTGATCATGCACGGGCATCAATTTGACCTGTTGACGAAGTATCCTGTCAGTTCTTGGGTCTACAAGATTGGAGATCATGGATATGAACTTCTTCTTGGAATCAACGATTGGTTCAATATGGCAAGGCGGCTTCTTGGAATGCGCTATTGGTCAATTTCCAAGTATGTGAAGATCAAAGTCAAACGAGCCACACAATTCATTGAAAGTTTTGAGGAAATAGTCTGTCGCTATGCCCGTGACAGAAAGTATGACGGAATCGTATGTGGGCATCTGCACGAACCCAAACTGAAGAACAAGGATGGGTTGGTATATGCCAATACAGGCTGTTGGACGGAAAAAGATAATTGCACCTTTCTCTACGAAGATGAGCATGGAAATTTAAAATTGGAGTCTTATTCAAATGTCAACACCTGATACGAGCCGCAAATACCATCTTGATAGGCTATATCGCACCAAGAATGTATTTCACGATCTGTATGATCGGTTGATCGTGGTCGGTTGCATTCTCATCATCATTCCGTTCATGCTTTACGGGATGACAGAGGCAATGATACGAAGATTGCTGACCAAGAAGGAAAAGAAAGGTTGTGAGGTTTGAATGTGGCGATGGTTGGATAATCCAATTCCTAAATATCTGCTGCAACTAGGGAGACTGTAATGTACGATTTCATGGAATACCTCAAAGAGGAACTGCTATCAGAAGCGACCGGCGTTGACAAGGGTCGCATTTCGCAGGGACTCATCTCATTTCAAGATAGCAAGAGCAAGGTTTGGAATGTGTTGAGTCAAGGGGGCTGGCTGTTCTCTCCTCGCTATGCACCGAATGCCCCAAAGGTATCCACCACAAAGAAGGTTGGTGCAAAGCCAACCATGCAGATGATTGAACTTCCCGAATACACCAAGTTGGTGAAGAAGGTCAAGGTATGGGTAGGTGATGTCAGCGCAGACAAGGCAAAGGCAATCGTTGTCATCACGGCAAAGTCGGGGAATGAGCAGATTGTGTTCGGGCGATACTTAAGCACCGATACAGAGCCAGGAGCATTGAACAACAAGGACTTTGCAAACGCAAAGTATCTTCGTGTTAGTGCGAAGGGCGGCAAGATGAGTCAGTTGACCGCTAGCGAATTCCTTGTAGGCTCTCCGACTACAACCATCATGGTTGAAAAAGAAGGAGAAGAAAAGCCAGTTGAACTTTTCGTGTTCAAAACCGCGAATGCCTTGAGAACAACAATCCTGAACAACATGAAAGCGAGTTCTTTGTCTATCCTGAAGGATCCAATCGTATTGGACGAGACCAAGAAGTTTCTTGATTCGTTGATGAAGTCAGGCACAGCAACATTCAACTGGGAACGAATCGGCAAGAAGATGAACGAGGAAGATAGAACCAAGTTGGGAATCTTCTTGGTCTCTGAAGTAGGTTGGCCTTTCATCGTCATGGGTGCAGGAAAGAGCATCGGTGCAGGGTTTCCAGGCTTGCGTGGCATTGACTTCTTTGGAGTTCCAACAAGTTCCACAAACGCTGCCTTTGACTCCTGCCTCAAGGGAACGCTCTCTACGGGAGGCAAAGGACAAATCTTGGTTTCTTCCAAGGCAAAGTTGAAGTCCTCAAAAGGAGCAGCAGCAAGTGCAATGCCCAAGTTGCAAGAGACTGCCGCTTCATTCCGAAAGAGTGGAGAAAAACCAAACAATCCATTTGTCGCTGCCATGCTTCCATACATCACGCCAACCAATGGACCAAGCGCAACGATAATGAACTTTGGCATCTACGAGATTGCAAAAATCAATAAGTCCACAATCCCCGATGCGGTAGAGTTCTGGAATTTCTGCAAGGCTTATTCGGGATATCCAGGCGGTCAGTCGGGAGACTCCGAAGCCCAACTCCGAGCGAAGTCCAAGAAGTTGTTGGCAAAGTATTCAAAGGAAGAGATAGCGCAGGGGGAAAAGGCTCTACGCGCCGTACAGCAAAAATTTGCATCTGGAGTCACATTGCCAGGCATCAAGGTTGCTGGTGTGATTGACCAACTCATTGCAGGATATCTTCAACCAAAGCAAATGCTTATGTTTGCACGGTATTTGCCTCATGCAATCTGCAAATTGATAGCGCAAGGATTGAATCACGACTCATCGGATTTCGTTCCGCCAAAGATGTGGCAAGTAACTGCGGACAACAATGTGTTCGTTGCATCCGGAACTGCACAACTTACTGCGCGATACCTTGGAGGCGGCGATTTCAAATACATCTTTACGCCAGGCAAAAATCCTCCACACGATCCACGAAGAGAGACATCGTGGCTTGGCTATGACCCACTCTAATGAAAGCCTTTGGCGACTGGCTCCTGCTTGAACGAGAACTTGATCGCGGAATGCGCGAGGCAGGTGGTCAGACATTTGATCGTATGTACAAGACGATCATGCAGATCATCAACAAGGGAGTTGAGAACTATCTCTTCACGATAAAGGATGAGCCGACTCCAAAATACGATCCCTCCGACAAGGGTCTTGTTCGTGCGGAGATCAATAGGTTGATTTCGCGTATTTCCATCATCGGTGCATTCCAAAGCGGTAGCAAAGTCAAATTGGATGCGACTTTGTTCAACAACACTTCATACTTTCGTTACTTGATGAAGGACAAGGGAGAGATGTTCTTCCCACCGAACATCAAGTTTGCCGACTTTCAGAAGTATCTGGCGAACTCCATCGGTCTGATGGCGGTGAACATTCGTTCTCCATATGGCGGCGAAAGTTGGGGCGGGACATACAAAACGGGAAGGAAGGATGCGAGTTTTGAGATCAACATGAACAACTTCGCAACCCTCTATGCCGATGAGAACTCCCTGCTGCATGAAACAATGGATGCGGTTCTCAAGTTGAGATCACAAGGTAAGTCTGCAAACGCAATCATTCGCCCAATCAACAAGTGGATAGCGACATTCCAAAACGAACTGGCGACAAAGCGCGACCTCTTCGTCCACGAATACATTCACTTCTTGGATGACATGAGATACAAGTCAACGAGCGACAGACCAGGCAACATTGCTGCTGGCATAGAGGCATCTACTGGTCGTGATGATCCATTCAAGCGCAAGTATTACATGAGCGATGCAGAGACCAACGCATACTTCCAAGGCGCAGCATCTGAAATTGAAGATGCCGTCAAGTCGTTCTTGATTGCTGCAACCACGAATCGGGCAGCGGCTTTGGCGATACAGCAATCCAACATGATGATTCCAAAGTTCAATGCAATGACTACTCAAGCAAGATGCGCTGCCGTTGGAGATGCGGTCATTGGAGATCTCTACAGGAAGATGAACGATGAGTTGCGCGAACCGTGGGTAGCACAGCACATAATGAAGATGCTTGACATTGAGCCATCCCAAACAGGTCTCAAGGGGCTGCATCTATTCTGTCTTGCAATCGTATCGTGGCACTCTTTTAGCACAAGCCTGTTCTCGTTTGAAGATCCAAAGAACCGCAAGAAACTCCTATCTCGCATCACGACATTTGCCCAAGATATTGAAAAAGTGATTGCGGAATACCGAATTAACATGACTCAAGGCAAGGTTCCATCCTCGCAGGAGTTCAACAAGGCTATGGAGAAGTTCAAGCCAGGTCGTGACCCCACCAAATCCAAGGGAACTTACAACATACTCTATACTGGTCTGATGATGGACAAGAAGGTCTATGACCCCAAGAAGCCATTTACAGGCACCTAAAGGTAACATTTTCAAGAACTAAATAGGGGAGCAGATCGCTTTCCACAGGAGACAAAGAAATGCCAAATTCCTATTACTGGCAAGGTAGCACAGGATCAGACATCAGCAAATACGATTGGAACTACGCTCCAAATTGGAAGGTCGCCAATTGGAGTAAGCCTTACACTCAATGGCCTGCATCCGCAACTGCACCTGGTCCCAACGATAGCGCATATGTCGGAGAATACTTTTTTGTCGCCCGTTCGCCTCTTCTCTTTGGTGGATATTCAGGAAGTGTTGCTTCTGGTACATGGTTAAATGGAGGAACAGGAGGAACAGGCACTACTTTTAGTAGCAGCCTGAGTTTGTTTAGCGGAAGATTGGCAACTCCAAAGTCAACAACAGGAACAAACTACTATCCATTTCCTTGGTTGGGTGGTGGAATCACCGGCGATATCTACTTTTGGGCTGCAAATATTGATGGATGGGACACCAATACCCTTACAGGAATCACAGGTGCAAGAGCAAATCTTGGATTGACCCTAAAGGTTGCTTACAATGCCAACATCTTCACTACAGGAAGAATCAATAGAAACTTTAATATTGGTGGTTTGGATGGAAATGGTTATCCCAATTATAGCGTTGTAAATCTAAACTTCGTACAATCCAAGAACTACAACAATGGAGGAACTGCTGCTACCCAAACCTATTTGTCCATAGGAGCGGGTAACGGAGGTTACAGCCCTTTAAGCGCAGGCGGAACCGAAGTAGGAATGGGAAATGTAACTATTAATGGTGGAGGATTCCAAAGCATCGGCATGGACAATGGCACAAGTGGATCCGTACCCGGTATATCAGGCGCATTGGCAAGACCAGTCAAGGCAAACTTGACGAATGTTGTCGCAAGCAATGCATCAGTACATAATGGCGATATCAATGTAGATAAGTCATGCACCTTTGGAACATTTACGGTAAAGGGCGGTGCAAATCCTTATTATCTCGCAATGGACGAAAATACTCAAGTTCCAATTGGCTATAATGGTCAACAAATTAACCTTGCAGGAACTTATAATTCCACTTCTGCCGCTAATTTGTTGGGCTGGGCACCACCAAGCGTAACATCTAGTCCGTTCATCTCGGGTGTATATCTTTATGATCAATACACAACCGTACCAGGAAATTACGATTACGATTACATTCCAACTATCCTGTTGGGCAACCCTGTTGATGGTGCAACCTTCACCGCACAGACTGTAGCAGTATTCAATGAAGTTGCTCCGTATTCCACAACTACATCTGGAAATGCACAGCGTCCTTGGAGAATTGAATTCTTCGGTGATGCAAACATCACTTCAATGAGTACAGAAGGAACCACAATTGCCGCATGGGCGCAATTGGATCCAAGTAAGCAATTGAATATTACAAGATTGACAATGGCAGAGCGGTCGGTTCTTGATCTGCAATACGCAAAGCAGTTTGACAATTGGTACTTTGGTTCCATTACAGGAAATACCGTTGCAGGCGGCATCAACTTTGCCGATGATACTTGCTATGTTATGGGTTCTGCTGGTGTTCGTCTGTACAACACCAAGATTGTCAACAATTACGATTTCCGTGCCGCAAAGGCTCTTCCAATTCAGTATGCAGAATTGGATGTTGGTCCTGCCGGTGGCGGCGGATTATTCGAAAAACCATAATTCATACATTTCAATACATGAAACGGACGGCATCGCAAGGTGCCGTCTTTTTCTTTCCCCATACATACTCGCATGGGAATTACTCAGATCTACAAAGGCGTTGGAACAAGCACCCCACTCTTCAAGAAGTATGAGAATACTTTCTATGATCAGAGCAGTACGGGCAAGGGACTGTGTAATGTTCGCAACAATCAAGTTTTCTTGGGTACATCAACTGCCAAGGCTCTGTTAACTGTAGTTGATGGCAAGATCTTTTCAGGTTCGGGTACAAGCAATTGCCTTTTCAATATTTCAAATGATGTGGTTTTCAAAGGTACAAGTACAAGCACCGCCCTCTACAGAATCTCTAAGAGAGCCTTGTATCAAGGGACGGGATCCAGTAAGATGGTGATCAACTGGACAGGCACTCAACTCACGGAAGTTGATATCGCCGCAGCAGTCTGGCTACTTCAATATGCGTACAACTGAACCTACCCAAATTTCAAAAGACGAAAAAATTGTCAAACTTCTCACCGAATGGCTAGAAACCATTGAGGAGAAAGAAGCCGCACTTGAACTTGCTAGGGTAAATTTTGAAATGGAATGTGGCTGATTTGGTATTGACAGCGACCTCAAAGATGCTATAATTTGGAACATGGCAAAAGCACCCAACCGTCCTCGTAACTCTCGCACCGCAAATGGTCTCAAGCGCGGCGTTCGTGCTGAATGGGATGAACCCAAGCCCAAGCGCAAGCCTGAACCAAAGTTTGATCCGATTAAGTTCCTCAATGACTGCATCAATGACAAGGAAGCATACAGCGCAAAGGAACGAGCAGGATTTCGCAAAGTTCTTGAGCAGTATGAAAAGATCGTCCTTGAGAACGAAAGTCTGTATGAAGCGGAATGGGATCGTAATTGTCAGGGCGCGTATGGAAAGTTTCTTGACGAAAAAGAATAAGAGTAAATAAGGAGAACACATGAGCAAGAAGAAAAAGCCAACCACAAAGAAGAACACAAAGACTCCTGTTACCAAGAAGGTGACAAAGAGAAGCAAGCCCAAGTCCAAGAATGTTGTCGTGGAGAACAACTATGTAAACGACAGCACAAAGTTCTGGCAAGACTTTGAGAAGGATCTTCTCTATTCCAAGGATGCCAAGGAGATTTTCGTTACTCCTATTGATCACAGCAACAAGATCTACTCAACGAACAAGTTGATTGCGGATCTTCCAAAGTCCTCAAAGTCTTGGAGCAAGAAGTATGCCGAGAACTTGGATGAAGCATGGTCGGAAGTAGTCACTTACCTCTTTGAGCATCCGCTGATTGCTTCAATTGCCGCTACCACAATTGTGTTTATAATTGTCATGGCAGTTATGATTCTGATGGGTCATAAGTAAACAGTTGGGAGTGTACTCAAGCGGTCAACGAGGACAGACTGTAAATCTGTTGGCTTATGCCTACGAAGGTTCAAATCCTTCCGCTCCCATTTGCCATTTTAGCACAGAGGTAGTGCAGTTCACTTGTAATGAACAGGTCATCGGTTCAAATCCGATAAATGGCTTTTGTTTGAGATGTGGACAATTTAACAAGGAGTGCAAATGAGCATCAATACTCTCCCCGCCTTGGATCTCGCTGATCGTTTTGATAAGGCTGCTGATATGCAGAAGAAATCAGAACGCAATAAGATCTTCATGGAGATCACTTACCCTATGGCTAATGATGCGATTCGTTCTTTGCGCGAATTGTCTTCTCTTGTTGCAAAGGCTCAAGAGATTCTTGGTAACAGCAATCCCGAATTCACTCAAATGATTTCGGACGCTGAAGCCAAGAACATCATCAAGCAGTAATACGAAGTCCTGCCGTGGTTGCCAAGTGATCAATGACGGGTTGTGATACCCCTTCAATCATCTTCAGGTATTGCACGGGAATCAGGAACTTGCATGGGAGCGAGTCATTACTCACTCTTACTATCTCCTGCTCATTGCTGAACTTTGCAGTTCGCTTGCTGCTCATCTTCAGATTCTTGACAAATGAGGTGTTGAACAGCATCTCGTTCTTTGACGGTACTGCAATCACAATAGCAGGAACAATCTTCTTCTTGCGCCACGATGGAAAATCAATGGCAAAGAATTCTGCACGAATCTTGCTAGCAGACCACGATTGAATTGGATACTTGGATTGATAGTTTCCCGTGCCGATGATCTCTTGACGAGTATCATCAACAAATTTCCAATCCTTTATCTTGAGAATGTCAGGCATCGTCATTCTCACCCCACGATAAACAAGGCTGACATTGGGCTGAAGTTCGTTGGGGAACTTGCCTTTGCATTTTAATAGTTCACGAAAAGCGTTGACCACAGTTTCGGGTTTGTCCCGATAAGTCAATTTGTCGCTGAAGAAACTTTGAACTGCTTTTCTAATTTCCTTTTCTTGGGTCAAGTCCCTTTCCCCACCGTTTAAATCTCCAAAAAGGGTATTTCCAAAAATACGGGCGCAGTCGTCTTCCTGCAAAAGATGTTCCAAAAGTCTCTTCATGTGGGTATTTAGGGGTTGACAGAAGGCAGGGCTTGGTTTATACTTCACCCTAATGGAAAACACCAACGACAACATCTCCATCCTCCGTGCTACCGTAGACAAGCAGAAGAATACGATTGAGAGCATGGGCAACTCAAACAACCTTCTTCGCACCATCGTTGAGCGTCAGCGAGGAATCATGGATGAACAGAGTCGCCGCATGAGTGGCTACCTCTCTGTCATTGACTTCATCTCTACTCTTGCGCGATCCAAGAATGTTGTCATCCCTTTGGACAAGATCACGGATTTGCTTGACGCAAAGACCAATGATGACCGTGACCGTCTGCTCGTTCAGTTCAAGATGGAAATCGTGCAGGATGTGCTGAACGAATTTGAAAAGACTGTGGAAACTTTCAATGGGCATGATGAGCCGCCCGTGTTCAATGATGCAGATTCGTGGGCATCACCTGAATGGGACGATGGTGCCTACGCTCCACCGCCCGAAGAGGTTAACACGGATATCACCAAGTGGAAGGTCTTTGACCGAAAGTGGAGGATGTTTGGCAATGGCTAAGATTCGCAAAGCAAAGGTTTCCAAGCCAAAGAAGGCAAAGGGACCAAAGAAGGCAAATAGTTCTAAGAAGTCAAAGGGACCAAAGAAGGCACAAGGACCAAAGAAGGCACAAGGACCACGATAATGTTGAATAAAGAATCAATGACAAAGATGCTCCGCGAGAGCGAAACAGGTTGTGAAGTCAAGTTCCGCAAGGTTGATGGAACCGAGCGCACAATGTGGTGTACTCTCAATCCCGCGCTTATGCCGCAGATTGAGGAAAAGCCCAAGAGCGAAAAGCCCAAGAAGACAGGGCTTACAGAAAGCAACGATCATGTTGTTGCTTGGGATTTGGAGAAGAGTGCTTGGCGTTCCTTCCGCTGCGATTCCATCCTGCTGTTTAGCAGGGAGCGGGTTGCCGTGCAGAAATGACGAGAGCAAATTACGCTTAATTCGTCCTCGTAGCGCAGTTGGATAGAGCAGTTGCCTTCTAAGCAACAGGTCACAGGTTCAAGTCCTGTCGGGGACGCTTACGCTCTCGTAACTCAACTGGTAGAGTAGCGGACTTCATAGGAGCATTACATTAGGAATGGTGTAATGAATCCCGTCAAATTCGGTGAACGGCTAAATGCCCAACGCCGAGCCAAGCGCAGAAATGCGAAGGTGTAGAGACTTGACGGCGGGCATCCAGAACGGATGAAGGCAAAGTCCAGACCACGAACCGCAAGGGCGGCGCAAGCCGAAGTGGTAAGTTAATCCGCAAGTTATGGGTTCAAGTCCCATCGGGAGCATTGTTTTACTAAATAGATTAGCAGGAGGTGCTAATCTATGCACAAACCGATATGCAAATACTGTGGTAAGGAATGCAAACTCGCGCCTTCCCAACGAAAAAGAAAATCAAATGGTAGATCACAATGTAATTCATGCGGAGTCACAAAACGCCGATGGAAAACCAAAATGCAACTGATTGAAGTCAAAGGTGGAAAGTGCGAACGATGTGGTTGGAGCGGACATCCTGGTGCATTTCAGTTTCATCATAAAGATCCATCCAAAAAAGAATTTGGCATAAGTGGAAATGGATTACTATTGAAAGAGCGTTGGGCTGAATTGGATAAATGTGAACTTTTGTGTGCGTGTTGCCACAGCATAGAGCATTCTAATACCGATTTGATGAAACGCATGGGTTTGGTCTAAATACCTCAAAGGAACTTTACTATGGACACACTCACAATCATCTTGATCGCAGTCGCCGCCTTTGGTTGGATCGCCAACTTCCTCATCTTTTCCGAGAATCAAGAACTTGCACGGAAGTACAAGGCGGAAACGGAAGAACTTATTCTCAATAATAGGCTAAAAGAAATGGATCATTCCATCAGCCATCGTATTGAAGAATTGGAACGAGAACTGAACTATTGGCGCGAAGACATTGATACTCGCGTTATGAAGGTAGAGATTGATTTGGCAAAGCACCAACGGGCTACAGGAAAGCAGAAGTAATACTCTTTCTCTCCTGTGGTGTAATGGTAGCACGGAACCCTTTGAAGGTTCTTGTTTAGGTTCAAATCCTAATGGGAGAATTCCTATGGAAAACTACGATAGCGAATGGCATCCTGAAGACGAAAACGAAGAAGAGGATGATAATTATCCTGTTGAAGATGAAGACGAAACAGTAGAAGAGGCTCTTGCTGCTGAGGAAGAGTTGTTGGAGATGGAAGAAGAACTCCTTGTCAGAGAAGCACTACTTGAATTCTCTTTCAAATTCAGCGAATATATTCGTGAGATGGATCCTGAACTTTGGAAACGGGGAATTGATTACGCCGTGACCTTTACAGAAGTTGAAGGAGTTGAATTCTTCACAGAAGTAAATGGCAATACAGGAAACAGCGAAGAGCCGCCTGAGCCGCCCACTACATAAAGACATGAGAGACTTTCAAACACATATTGACGAAGCCCCACAAGGAACCATCTATTGCGATATGGATGGTGTTCTTGTTGATATCATCGGCGGAATGACTTCTTTGGCGGGTATTCATCGCCTTGCACCAGATCAGTTTGAGACTTGGTTAGAAAAGAACAAGAAGAAGTTTGATGCAGAGCATCCAAACCTTTTTGCCCATTTGCCTTGGATGACAGACGGCAAGAGGCTTTGGGCATATATTACTCGTTATGGCGCACACATTCTTTCTGCCCATACCAAGTCTTGGCAACCTACCTCCAAGCCGGATAAGATGGCTTGGATCAAGGCAAACATGAGTCCTATTCCACAAAACATTCACTTGGTGCTGCGTAAGGACAAGCAGAAGTATGCCAAGTTGAATGGCATTCCAAATATTCTGATTGACGATTACCCACCCAACATCAAGGAATGGAATGCTGCGGGTGGAATCGGCATCCTACATACAAGCGCAGAAGATACGATTCAGCGACTGAAGAAACTTGGTTATTGAAAGGCGATTTCGTTATGAAGACAGCAATGATTACGGGGGTCAACGGACAAGACGGCTCTTACTTGGCAGAACTTCTTCTTGAGAAGGGCTACCGAGTCATCGGTCTCAAGCGCAGAACATCAACAATCAATACGGGGCGAATTGATCACCTGATGGGAAATCAAAATTTCTCCATCAAGTATTATGATCTCCATGATGCTTACTTCATCAATCACATAATGAAGGAAGAGAAGATTGATGAGGTCTACAATCTAGCCGCACAGAGCCATGTCGCGGTTTCATTTGAAATCCCCGATTACACTTCAGACGGTATCTGCCGTGGCACTCTCAATATTCTGAATGCCATTCGCAACATCTCACCGACTACGAGAATGTATCAGGCTTCGTCATCAGAAATGTATGGAGATAGTTCTGACTATACCGAAAAGGGCTTCAATGAGAACAGCCGCATGATGCCTGTCTCTCCCTATGCCGTAGCCAAGTTGTATGCTCATCAAATGGTGAATGTCTATCGCAAAGCGTATGGACTGCATCTATCTTCAGGTATCTTGTTCAACCACGAAAGCCCACGCCGTGGCGAAACATTCGTCACACGCAAGATTACGATGGCAGCAGCCAAGATCAAGAAGGGATTGCAGAAGGATCTGTATCTTGGAAACCTTGATGCCAAGCGCGATTGGGGTCATGCCAAGGATTATGTCAACGCCATGTGGTTGATGTTGCAGCAGGAAAAGCCTGACGATTATGTCATTGCTACAGGTGAAACTTATAGTGTTGAGGATTTCCTCACCGAGATCTTCACCTATTCGGGTCTAGGAAATTGGCGTAACTATGTCAAGATTGATCCTCGCCTGAAGCGTCCAAACGAAGTGCCATACCTACTAGGAGACTCCACCAAGGCACGAACTGTTCTTGGTTGGAAGCCTGAATACAATATGCAGACACTTGCAAGACGAATGTTTGATTCTGATTGTGCCATGCTTGATTGCGGTGCGATCATCTACTAAAGGAGCAGCCATGTATACACCAGGTCAAGGTTACAAAGATGGATTCAATGATCGTATGAACGGTCTTCCCAACAAGGCAGAATCAAAGTTTGGATTCTCCAAGAACGCATACGATCAGGAATATCTCACCGGTTATTCCGATGCAGAGCGCAGAGTTCTTGAAAATGCCCGTAAGGAAGTCAATGAGGATCGCCGCTACCTAGCGGAATCCCATAAGCACGGGGCTGACTAATTTCTAAAATTCATCGTGTGGGCGCATAATCAATCCTAAATAAAAGTCTAGGAGATTCAGATATGCACATCAGCACATTTCTCACCATTCAGGCTCAACTTCGTATTCTGCATTGGCAAACCAAGTCGTATGCAGAACATAAGGCTCTAGGCAAGGCGTATGATGCGCTAGATGATCTCGTTGATCAGTTCGTTGAAGTTCACTCCGGTAAGTATGGCAACACCCTTGCCAAGAACAATTTTCAATTCTCTGCCGTGAACTACAAGGATGCAAATGTTATGGCACTCATTGATTCTTACATTTCGTATCTTACAAATGAGTTGCCCCAAGTTTGCAAAGAGGGCGATACTGATCTTTTAAACATTCGGGATGAAATGCTTTCTGTCCTGAATCGGACCAAGTATTTGCTCCGTCTGACTTGACACGAACAGCATTGCCTCGTATACTCATACCAAATGAGCGAAGATATCACATCATCATATTTCCCGATCTCCCGTTTCGCTTCTCGTTACGGTGATGATCGCAAGGTCTTCAAGGTCTCCGAGAACGAATACAAGTTGGTCGGATCAATGCGCTACTGTCGTACAGGTGGGGATGCAGATCGCGTCCTCTACATGGATCCTGAAGGTGGACCATTCATCTGTGTGGGTGACTCCATCGCAGAAAGCCTTGGCGTAGTATCAGACAATCGCTATATCTGTGAAGTCAAGGGACTTGGCACAGAGAAGGATCCAATGACAGGCGAAGAACTTTCCGTCATCGGCATCAAGGTTTCCCCTATCAAGGAAAAGGTGGAACTCTGATGCTTGGTGGCGAAGCAGGAAAAGGCGATTCGTATCGCCCCGTTGACCGCAGGATGTGGTCAAAGAATTGGGATGCTATCTTTAGTAAGAAGAAGCCTTCCAAGAAGAAAGTCAGGAAGACTAATGTTAACCATTCCAGAAAGGAGAATACAAATGGATAAGGTTAAGACAAGTGTTTGCCCAGTTACTGGTGGTTGTGATAAGATTTCGTGCCTTCTATCAAAGGTCGGAATTACTCGTAGCCTCCTAATTACTCTCGCAATCCTTCCATATGCTTGGAAGGGTACTGTCCTCTGCGCCGAAGGAATTACGGCACTATGGGGCATCGTCACTAACGCCGTTAAGTGATTTCAATTGGTTGGCGGCGTGGTAGGAACACGCGGACTTGACAAGAGTTGCAGTTGGTAATAAAAGGTTTAGTAGGGTGTCACATCCTTACAATGAAATCAACCCATAAAGCCAACAAAGAGGGTGACCTGGGTCATACACAAATCCCTCCCAACCCCACTACGGGGATGAACAGGTTTAGACTGGATGGACAAGAGAACGGAGCATGACGAAGAAGGATGCTAGGCTTCGTAAAAATGCATTCAAAATAAGACTGCCAATCGCAGACTTGCCCTCGCTGCTTAATCAGCGAACGAATCTTGCCTAACCCCGATGGGGTAAGATTCGCAATCATCGGGACTTGACTTCAAGCCTCCACCGTGCTTGGAGATCATAAGATGAACGGTGGAAAACTTGTCAAGGGTGTCCATGCCCAAGACATTTTAAAATGACATGGAATAATCATGTAGTAGCCGTTCTGGCGTTTCATACCAACACAGGGGTTCGACTCCCCTCATCTCCATTAACCAAAGGACTTTTATGCAAATAGAAGATTTCATAATTCATACCAACATAGGCGAGTTTGCTCGTAAGGTTTCATGGATTTTGCAATTGGAACACGAAGGAAAGTTCACTTCGTCAAAGGCATTTGAAGAGATCAAGAAACTCTACATAGAGTTAGAGAAGTCACAAGATACAGTTCGTGGAAATACAGGAGCAGACAATGCAACAGGAAGATCGGTTTGAGCGACATCCAATCAACGAAATCAGTCTCGCCAGAGTGGCGAACCATGTTGAAAATCGCCCGTTTACACTCCTTACTGCGTTTCGCTTCAAGAACAGAACGACTGGCGAACTTGTCTCCCTACAGACCAACCGAGCCAACAACGCAAAACTTGAAAATGACATTCGTGCTGCGGGGTTCGGATTTGACAAGATGATCGGCAAGTACGAAGAAGACTATGGCGATCACAAGGTCATGGTTTCCGAAGATTCGTTCATGGTCATCGGCAAGGACAATACTCCTGCTAGCGTTGGTGCAATCAAGGGATTTGCCAAGAAGATGGGGCAGAAGTATGGTCAGGACTGTGTACTCTTCAAGGATCCAAACCGTGAAGATGCCGTTGTCATCGGAACCTTTGAGGGTGCTTGGCCTGGTCTGAATGTCATCGCCTCTGTTGGTACATTCCATCCGATGCGCCTAGACGGCATTTATACCGAACTCAAGAAGAAGAACTCTCTAGGTGCGCGCACTTTCAAGTTTGAGGCTATTGAGTATCCACTTACGGTTATGGAAATCTGGGCAAAGAAACTCCAGAGAAAGTTGAAGCCTGAAGATTATGAGCGAGACACCGACTAAAAAGTCATGGAACGACATCAAGCCAAAGATTGAAGAAACACTCAAGGCTGACGGATTTGAAGATGCATTCATTGGGGTAGTAAGACGCTGCGGCAAACCCGCAATGTTCGTCTACGATTATCAAAAGTGTGTCAACATTCTGATGGCACGGGGGATTCCTACTGAAGAGGAAGCCATTGAATTCATGGAATACAATGTCGTAGGTGGTTGGCACGGCGAAGGCACGCCAGGCTTCATGGTTCGCTGCTCCATGCAGGAAACTTTTGAAGCCCTACAAGATTGAATTGTTAAGCCGCAGTTCAACTTATCGCCCAAGCAACATACTGTCCCTATGAATTACCTCTCTCTTATTTCTTTCTCCATTTCGGGTCTCGCCTCTATCACCGCTTTTCAAATTTGGCTATATCGTTTTGCCTATCAGCAGGGCTATGATGTTGGCAAGCATTGCGGTTTTACAAATGGTCTCTACCAAGGCAAAATTCGTGAGAATCACCGCTTGACAGAACAGGCGAATAAGAGTAAGATGTCCACATCATGGGCGAACAGCAATTCATCAAAGCGTATGTCCACAGTCTGACCAAGGTCGGGCTTGATGGTCTACTCATCACCAAGAAGTATCTGACTCATCCCGACAAGGGAAATGCTGTACTTCAACTCTCTGTAGAGGGGCAGGGTCAGGGTGAAGAGATCATCACCAAGGAAGAAGCCCGTCAAGATTGGGAATTGTCCATCAAGCAGGGATACACTCCTGTTCTTGATGAAAACGGTAATCTCAAGGTTAAAGAGGGGCATCATCCATACTTCAATCCTTTCATGTTCGCCTCAAGCCCATATGCAAAGAACACATGGTCTTATCGCGCCGAGATTTTGCACAAACTCAAGGATGAGTTTGAAGTGAACGATATTACTTCCTATGCCCTCCGCGCATAACATGAAGCAAGTGGATTGTCCCTGCAACATCTATAGTCTTGCAAAAGAACTGTGTCTGCACATTGATCGCCCCAAGCGTCATTGCAGCATCATTCTCCGCAAGGGTCGCGTGATCTCCGTTGGAACGAATCTGATGAAGACTCATCCGATGGCGAAGAAGTATGGATATTTGTTTGATGAACTGCATTCGGAACTTGATGCTTTCCGAAAGTGCGAGGAGCGCAACGGACTTGAACTTTGGAATTTTCGTTTCAATCGTTTTGGCAACGAACGGTTGAGTCGCCCGTGTCCGAAGTGTCTGCCTTGGTGTGTTGAGGTGTTTGATACGATCTACTACACAACAGGCAACGGCATCTCTGAACTGCCTCTTGATAATCTACGAAACAAAGTCCGATAATAAAATCGGAAATAGGGCTTGACTTTTCCAAATAGATAGGTTATGATTAGGTGTCAAAGATGCGGCAAAGAGGATTCGCTCCCTGCCAAGGTTCGCCAAGGCTAGCCGCCCTCGTCTGTGCGAGGTTAAACAGGATTTAGGCACAGAGCGGCGGGGGAGAGTTTCCCCCGCGTATATTTGCTTGACGGTAACTGCCTCGTCATGCCATTAAATCTCGCAGAGAGCAGAGAGATAACTTCCCCACGGGTTGCAAACCGTGGGGTTGTTGTTATCGGACTTTCCCCTTAAACATGGGGGTTGACAGAAATAGCAGGGGTTGCTATACTTCAATTGTTGAAGGAGACCCCCATGACTACCCAAGCCACCAACTCTGCCACCGCCGTCAATCTCTTGAACGGCGTACCCAATCTCCCCGCTAGCGTTTGGGGAACCGACAAGGCATTGATAGTGCTGCGACTCAATACTTGGCTCCAAGGAGCGCAGGACATCATCAACAACGACTACGCAAAAAACTTTCCGACTCTCAACGCTCCTTTCCTTGAAATGTCCGATGGTCGCCGTTACATCCGTGTGGATCGGGTTGACAACAGCGGTTATCGTTCTCGTAGCATCCATGTCTTCATTGACAAGAAGACGGGAGACATTCTCAAGGCTGCGTCCTATAAGGCTCCTGCCAAACACGCCCGTGGCAACATCTTTGATGCTTCATGGGGTCTCCAAGAGATGACCCCCCACGGCGCAAGTTACCTCCGCTAACTTTGAAAGGAAAGTTCAAATGACTCTTGAAGCAAAAGCCCTGACAGAACGCCTGAAGAAGGCAACGACCGCAACTCTCAACGATGGCGCACAGAATCCCAAGTATGGTGCTTGGTATGTCGTTTCGCGCTACAACACCACCGCCGCCAAGTATATCGTGCTGACTGCCATGATCGGTGCGGTTGGTAACCTCTACGGCACCGTGCTGACCGCTGAAGGTGCAGACGGCAAGATCGTCACCACTTACCCGAAGACCTATAAGCAGGTTCTCGCCGCTTTCAACTGAACGAAAGGAAAGTTCAAATGAAGACTGTTTACAACAACCTTCCCGAAACCACCCGCAACGCTGCTCTGAAGGCGAAGCGCACCAAGCGCGTAAACCCGTATCTGTATGATGTCCGCAAGGACAATGAACTCCGCGAACTGCTCACCGATGCCGCTGAATACGGCGAAACGGTGCAATTGCCCGTAGGTGCATACATGGTTGACCGCGAAGATCCGATTGACAACTGCTACGCAGGATCGGTAACATGGGTTCTCGTCAGCCCCAAGGGAAAGACTCGCTACTGCTCCAACGGTCTTCCCGAAGAGGATACTACGAAGTGGGTGAAGTGGGTGCAGAAGTTCCTTGGGATTGCACCAAAGACCACGAAGAAGACCACTACCAAGAAGAAGTAATCCACCATGTTGGAATTTGTCTACACCACAATTCAACTCATCGTCACTCTTGGGTTTCTTGCCTTTGCATTTGGCTTGATCCTTGGAGTGTGGTATCTCGCCGTCCTCATCCTGATGGATGCATTAGGAGCATAATCATTATATGCTTTCCAACGAGTACATAGAAGACTGCATGGCTTCCGAAGCATACATGGTCACCAAATCTTTCTGCATACACAGCCCTGATGTTCAGGAAATGTTGTTTTTCCTGACCTATCAATCGGAGCGCGGGGACGAACCGTATTTCGTTGGGATTCGTTATGTCTCAACAGTCACAGACTTGTACACGCTATCGCACAAGGGATTTAAGTTTTCTGCCAACGAGATCAAGTTGGTGGTTGACGAAGCCCGAAATGTGTGGTATGATTTTATCAATAAAGGTTGGATTCCGACATCCCCCAAGGACAAGAACAATGGTTAACAACGAATTCATTCCCGCTTCACTCCGCATCGGCGGTGCGCCTACGAATCCTCCACATAAGCCGTCCTTCAATGTATTGCTGCGTGGAATTGAAACTCGCTATGCAGATTACTTGGACGATCAGTTGGCTTGGGGTCAGCGAGATACCCGCGATCTCATCATCAGCATGAAGATTGCTCTTGAGCAAATGCAGCAGCAGCGCGATGAAGCACGGCAGGAAGTTTGTCGCAACAACCATCAAAATGGCGGTGTGATGCCCCATCACTACGCAGAGTCGCGTGGTTGGGACTGTTTCAACGACAAGACCGAAGCCGATACGAACAACACCCTTTTCCGCACAACGGATGGAGAATGACATGAACAAGAAGACACAGAAGGATAGATACGCGAAGATCAACGAATTCCTTGGTTATGCCCTTGGCGTATCCTTGATTTTTGTCACGGGAATGATGCTGTTGCTTGCATATGCCGAAGTCTTGCACATCAAGCACATGAGTAAGTAATGAAAAGCCCAATTGAAGTTCTCAACGATCCGAATACGCTTGAATCCCTAGCACGGGTTCAGTATCAGATTTTCAAAACCAACATTCAAACTTTGAAGGATGTTGGTGCTTTTTCTGATGAAGATCCGAAGATCATGCTTACATACATGGGTGACTTTGATTCTCTCTCCTACAAGGAGCAAGAGCATTATCGTGACCAAGCATGGAAGGTAATTCAAACGGTCGTGGTATCCTTTCTTGCAAATTCAATGACCCCCGACCAGTATGGAGGCTGAAATGACTCTGCCCTATGAAAACTTTTTCTCGCTTCAGAACACTCGCAACTTCCTGACGGAACTGATGGACACCAAGAAGTCTCCAAAGGTTCCAAAGGCTGTGCGTCAACGGGCGCGGAATCTACTTAAGCACTTCCCCGCAGACTACGAGATCTGCGAATGGATCAGCACCTATCAGAAGGTCGCCTACGAGCGTTACGAGAATCCCCGTGCAGCGGTCATCAAGTTGCGTAAGAACGACCCCGTGGAATACTCCGCAGTCCACATGGGTTGGATCTTTTGGGATGAGGCAGCAGTCAACTTCTACGGTCCTTTCCTGACTCGCAAGCAATGTGAAGAAGCCCTTGAGAAGTATGCCGAAGATCTTGAATCCGAAGGCAAGGGAAAATCTTCAAAAATCCTAGATACTATATCGGAGGGTTGAGGAGCCGAAGTAGCACTCGCCCTCCCACGAAACTTCCAAGCCCCCTACGAAAGTGGGGGGCTTTGCATTTGGGGGAATGATAAATACCTTGACTCAAGCCACAGGAACCCCCAACAATGAACTTTCAAGATCTAAAGCAGAACCTAGAAGAAAAGTTGATCATGCCCAACAACGGGGCAAGATACGGTCAAGTTGTCTTCATGGCGGGTGGAGCGGGAAGCGGCAAGGGGTATGCTATTGGCAACCTGATGAATGGCATGGATTACAAGGTCATTGACCCCGATCACTTCAAAGAAGCCGTAGTCAAAATGGGCAAACTCCATGCTTCTCTTGGTATCAGCAGCAAGTTCGTGCAATTCAAGGACATCAACTTCCGCAATCCAAAGGATGTTGAGAAGATCCACTTGGCTCTCAAGGACTGGCCTCTTGAACAGAGGCAAATTGGATTTTTACTGGCTCCGCATATCAAGGCTCTGATGTTGCAGAAACTTGGAATCAAAAAGGGAACGACAGGACGCGAGTGGGAGACTTATGGTAGTGAGAAAGCGTTTCTTCCCAACATCATCTTTGACAGAACCTTGAAGAATGCAAGTGAGATCAAGGATATCAGCGATCTTCTTGTTCAGGCAGGATACAAAACCAACAACATTCATATTATTTGGGTGTTGACAAACTGGCGTGTTGCGATGATCAACAACGACAATCGTCCTCGCCGTGTTCCCGATCACATTCTGCTATTGACCCACGAAGGCGTTGGCAAAACAATGGGAGAAATTGCTGCGGGTGCATATCCTCCAAATGTCAATGGCGATGTATACATGGTTCTTGGAGGCGGCGAAGGTCAAGTCTTCTACTCTGACAAGAATGGAAAGCCACTTGATGGAAAGACATTGACGCAGAGTATGATCTCTCCTGAAGTCAAGAATAAGAAGGGTGAACTCATAAAGGCAATGGCAGTTCCCCAAAGAGTCATCAAGGATTTCATTGGTATTCGTTTGAAGATAGCAGGAACAAAGACTCCAATTCCTGAAGACAAGATCAAACTTGCATTGGCACACCATTTGACAAACGACATTGACTCCATTCAAAAGTTGATTCTTGCAAATGTTCCACCACACGCAGTTGTTCAGGACTTCCAACAAATCCACAATGATGCCGAGGGAGATCTTGCCCGTGTTCGTTATGGATTGAGCAAAGCACCGAAGGAGTAAATATGAATGAATTGATTGCCATGATGTGGGTTGCAATGGTGTTGTATGTGCTGCGCGAAACTAGCGCAGTCTACGAATATTTGAAGTTGTTGCGGATTCCCAACTTCATTTCTAAACTCAAGGATTACAAAAGCGAACTTGAGTTCAATCCGCAGATGTCCTACGGCGAATACATTCGCATCTTCCATGACAACTTTTTAATTCGGTGGGCGACTTGCCCGTACTGCTTTGGGCTACCCTTGGCGGTCGCGGCATCCATCGGATTTTCAAATTGGACAGTAACTCCGATAACTTATTTGGGTGGATTATTAAGTTATTGGTCATTTACAAGAGCCATAGAGCGGCTTGAGGAGGGTTTTAATGACTGAAATGCCCTCTGTCACCTTTGATACGCCCGAAGCCCTGTACGGGCATCTACGCCCCAAGGAAAAGGAACTGGTAACAGCCCAGATCCGCCCTTTGACGGCTTGGATGATGGGCATGAAAGATTATCTGGACCCAAATACCTGTGGTTGTCGCAAGGGACAAAAGGCACGGGAAGCCCTGATTTTACAAATGGTCAGATTACCCGACTCTTTAACTATTGAACATAAAGAGGCAATTAGACAAATTATGGGAACCAAAATTTCCCTCTTGATTGAAGGACGCAGAACTGCTATGCTAGCGTAAATCACCCCGATCAAAGGAGATACACCCATGCTTAAGGCGCAACGAGAGTTCGTGCAGATGGCGAGGAAACACCTCAAGGAGCATGAGTGTCGGCTAGTGTGGGGCAGGGGCAAATCCGTGAACTGTAGTGGATGTCGTGCTTCGGGTTACTTTGACGAAGACGGCAAACAGATTCGTGTGGCGAGGAATAACAAACTTTGGTTTGAAGTTTTCATTCACGAATACTGTCACTTCCGTCAATGGATTGAGAAGTCTCCCGTCTATCGCAAGACCGACAACTCTACTACAATCATTGACAACTGGTTCAACGGCAAGACTTACAAGAACAGAATCATAGACAAGGCATTTGAATCCGTTCGTGAGATGGAACGAGATTGCGAAATGCGTTCAATCAAACTCATCAAGAAACACAATCTACCTGTCAATGTGGATCGGTATATCCGTGCTGCAAACTGCTACATCTATGCTCACTTCTTCATGCGCGAGTATCGTAAGTTTTGGCCTTTTGAAGCCGATATGATGCAAGCCACTTCAATCTTGTCAGAGATGCCCTCAAGTTTCCGAGCGCAAGCACACCGTAAGATACCAAGAAAAGTATATGATGTTCTTTCAAACTATCGCAACTAAAGTCTTTGGTTGGCTAAACATATCTGTCCTTCTTAAAAGGACAGTTAAGGACATATCTGTCCTTCTTAAAAGGACAGTTAAGGAGAGTCGTATGAGTTGGAATTACCGAGTCATCCGCAAGACCACGCACATGGGAAGCCGTTCATACCATTCTTACAACATCTACGAGGTGTATTACGATGAAAAGAATCGGGTGACTGCCACAAGCGAAGATCCAATTTGTCCATCAGGCGAGACTGTCATGGAACTCATACATGACATCTATGCGATGATTCGTGCTTTCACTCAACCGATCCTTGAATGGGACTTGGTTTTCCGCAAGGGACTTGAGCCTTCCATGCATGAATTGAAGGAAGCCAAGACCATCACCCACGAATGGGTGCCTCCGACCAAGGATGAAATTCGTAAAATTGAATACGAAATGGACTGCGAACGAGTCCGTGCCGAAACCATTTACAAGAAAGAGTGCTGCAACAAGACTTTGAAAGAAGTCTTGGATTTCATGGATACCCATAAGTAGACTGTTTGAAAATCCTAAATATGGGTATCCGATTGCTCATTTTTAGGAGATCCTATGGAACGGTTGACTTACAAGTTTCCCTCACTCTCGCTAGCCAATTTCGCCGCCAACGCTGTCCGCAAGGACGAAGTAGGCACAGTTGTAAATGTTCAAAACGGCTTCGTCACCGTTGAAACCACAAACGCCGCTGCGGTTAATCAGATCACAGAGAGCGTTCGGGGCTATGAAGCCTTCCGAGAGGCTGTAGCGGCTCCTGCGGGGCTTCCTACGCGCCCTGCGAATGCCGTGGCGGCTCGTCTTGTCAACTACAAGGTTCCAATGACATTCGTCAAGCAGTATCCACTTTTGAAAAAGAAGAAGGATGCATTACCAGGCAGCAAGATCATGTGGAGCAAGGATGATAACGATCTTGATGTTATCGCTGCCAAGGATGTTGATTCGTATACCAAGGATGGCTGGGTCATCATTGAGAAGTTCAGCGAGGAGACAATGGAAGTTGAAATCCTTGAGGCTAAGTTGACTCCAAATACAGGCGTTCCTGCTGGTGCAAGCCAAGATAAGTTCAAGAAGGCTGCTGCTGTTGTCAAGAAGGCAGGATACAAGGCTACTCTTGGCAAGGGAGTTCCCGCCGGTGCAAAGAGTGAGGAAGTTGAAGAAGAGGAAGAAATCATAGAGAAGGTCAAGTTGACTCCCGATCAGTTGAAGAAGATCAGAGCAGGAGTCAAGAAGGACACCAAGAAGGAAGAGATTGAGGAAGAGGAAGAGGAAGAGATTGAGGAAATTGCAGAGCAGTTCGGAACCGATGGCACATTTGCCACCGCTCGTTTTGATGGCGAGAATTCAACTGTTCCTGTCTTCTGCGTCACACTCAATCACAAGCAGTATGCTGCATATGGCGCAAAGGAGAACATGGGTTCGTGGAGCCTGTTCCCCGTCATGGCAACAGAGGATAAGAATCTCGTCATCTCCAAGGAAGCAATCGCAACTGATGTCAGCGCAAAGAATCTTTTTAATCGCCTGTATGCAGGACTGATCAGCATCCATGAGAACTTCGTTGCAAGCAAGGGTCTATCAGAAGACTACAAGGCAACACTCAAGGGCGTTCGCAAGGTCAAGATTGTCAAGCCAGTTGCATTTGCAAAGTTGGATGTTGGGACAACCTATACCCTGATGTATGACACTTCGTACATGGGTGAGCCAATGTATAAACTTGGCGCAGAAGGCAAGAAGCAATCAGGACGCATCTCTGGCAAGAAGATTGCCAAGGCAATTGAAACAGGTCTTGCACAAGCCATCAAGGAAGAAGTTGAAGTTGATGAAGAAATCACTCCTGCCCGTCAGGCTATAATTGACCGTGAAAAGGAGAAGGCTTCAAAGGCTTTGAACAAAGGCAAGACAGCGGCTGAACGAGACAGAGGATATGTCCGTGGTTCGCGCATCAACTACCTTGAACTCGTACACAAATACGGACGCAAGTCCGACAAAGAAGGCAGTCCGTATCAGGTAAACAAGCGTGAACTGAACAAATGGCGCAAGGCTGAACACGGCATGAGGGAAGAAATTGAACTTGATGAAGCCAAGGGCAAGGTAAAGTATCTCACCGGTCCAGGCAAGAAGGATTCAAAGAGAATCATCGGCATCTATACGATGGGTGGCAAGTGGGTAAAGGACATGGGTACAGAAAAGGAAGCCGCAAACTTCGTCAACAAGAGTTGGGGCGAAGAAGTTGAACAGGTTGACGAAGCCAAGCCTCTCGTTGGTGGTCAGAAGAAACTTGATGTCAACAAGAACGGCAAACTAGATGCCCATGACTTCAAGGCTCTTCGTGCAAAGAAGGAAGAAACAGAAGTCACCGAAGCCGCTCCTGCAATCAAAGCAGGGATGAGTCTCCGTGCCAAGCAGAGTAAGCGTGTGCCTAGTGGTAGCGTTGTCAAGGGCGAAGTCTATAAGGTTGCCGATGCTGGTAATGGTAAGTTTAACCTGATCCATCAATCAACTGGATATCGCAAGGCTATTAGCGGAGTCACCGCTAGCGTTATCCAAGCAATGATTCAGGACAGAATTCTTTAAACCTTACTGTTTGCAATCCCGCTGAAATTGTTCTTCTTGACGAAGGTCAGGATTCTGCTGAACTTTGATTCAAGCAGTTCCTTTGGCTTGTGACTGATGACGAACACATTTGTGTTCTCGTCCATTCCCTTGAGGATATCAAGGAATGATTCACAGGCAGCATCGTCAAGGCTTCCATCAAGCACCTCATCAAGAATCAGGAGATTGGTTGACACAGAGTTCTTCATCTGTGCAATCGTTCTCCATGCAAACAGAAGAGCCAAGTCAATCTTCTTCTTCTCTCCCTCGCTGAATGAGGCGTAGGTAAAGGAGTCGCGGTGACGGCTCAAGATGGTCTCATTAAACTCTTCGTCCAAGTTGAAATTTACAAACAGACCCATCTGCGTAAGGTATTGATTGATTACCTTGTTGATGATGGGAATGTAGTGCTTGATGATACGGCTTTTGATACCGCTGTCCTTGAGAAGAGTTGCAGCAATACCATAGTAGTGCTGTGTGTCCACGATTTCCTTGCGATTACCAATGTTGTCTTCTTCTTCCTTGGCAAGCACCGCAAGGGCTTCCTGCTCCTTGGTATCATCCTTCTTGTTGTTCTTGGACTCTTGCAGTTTCTGCTTGGTCTTCTCAACGAACTTCTTATGTCCTGATAGATCGGACTTGCGCTCCTGAATCGCACCTTCGGTTACCTTCAATACCCGAATGATTCCTGCAATCTTTTCCAATCGCTTGTTTGTATCTGATAGGGATGTATTGATATCATTGATTGCCTTTTCCACTTCTTGCTTCTTTGTGTTCAGCGAGGCAACCATTGAATCCTTGAACTCCTGCTCAATGTGCTGTGTGCAGGTTGGACAAGTATCGTTCTTCTCGTAGAAGTCCACACTTGAATTCAAGTTCTTGGTCTTGCTGTTCAACTGCCGCTGAACGGACTCAAGATTGTTCTTGGTCTTGTCTACGGTTTCTTTATCGTCAATTTCGCCAAGATGAAATTCAATCTTCTCGCGCAGAACTGAGATCTCTTCCTCAAGGACAGCAGCCTTATCCTCTGCCTCCTTGATCTCATCCTCATACTTCTGTGCCAAGTCGTTCTCATCTTTGGTTCGCTCATCCATATACTTCTTCTGAAGTGCGATGCGCTCCTTGATGACTGACAACTTACTTTCTACTTCCGTCAATTCCTCGCGGCTTTGAGATACCTTGCCCTTGAGCAAAGTGTTCATGGTGCTGAACACATTGATGTCAAGAATGGTTTCTACGATTGATCTGCGTTCGGCAGCGGTCAATCGCATGAACGGAACATAGTTTGCAGAACCAAGGATGATAACCTGACAGAAGGACTTGTAGGTCATTCGCAGGATCTGTTCCTCAAACATCCGCTGATAATCCTTGCTCTTGGCATCTTGATCTATCAACTTGGCATTCTTGTAAACTTCAAATACCTTTGGCGACAAGCCACGAATGACTTTGTACTCATCTTGACCAATCGTAAACTCAATCTCAACCACGCAATCCTTCTGATTGATCGTGTTGACCAACTGCGGGATGTTGATGTTGCGATAAGGCTTACCAAAAAGAACAAAGCACAGGGCATCCAACATCGTGGACTTTCCTGCGCCGTTCTCACCACAGATCAGCGTGGTGTCTGCTTTAACAAGATCAACCTCCGTGAAGTACTGCCCTGTAGAGAGCAGATTTCGCCATCTCAATTTCTTGAACTTAATCATGTATACAATCGCTCCCTACAGGGACAATACTCACGGTAATAATCACTTATTCCAAGGCAACTTGGGCGAAACCCACTTCCACAGCGGTACGCCGATCACCGCGCCTGCGATGAAAACGACTACCGTGTAGAAGAAAGTTCCAAGGGCGTTTTGAATGACTTCCATTGGAGCCTCCTTTCTTTATGTTGTTAGTTTGAGACCTGAAGGTGCTGCTTCAACCTTCTTGGAAGGAACGATCAGACCCGACACAAATCCTGTGTTGTATTCATTGAGCAGGGATTCCTGCGGATCAACGATGAAGTTCACACCGCGAGTGGTGATGCCGTTCTCTGCATCGGTGTATGGTAGCCACGGAACAAGAGCCAACTTGCCCTGTCCTGCGGGGATGAGAATTGCAGGATTCTTGACGGTAACCATGCCGTTGGCATAATCATCCTTGACAATCTGTGCAATGAGTTGTTCGCCGCCATGTAGTCCGACTAGTTTAATTGGTAGTGACATAGTAATAATGCTCCTTAAGCGTAAAGTGATTCCAAATACAGTTCTTTAAGAATGGTCTTGAGTTTGTTTGGATTGCCGACTTTCAGTTGGTCAATCTCATTATTGATGATGGACAGAGTGTCTTGAGCAACATCAACTTGTTCTGTGAGAGTGATGCCCATCTCCTTGTCCTCAATTACCGTTGCTCCATAGACTCCGATGTTCGTGAGTCTATCAATCAGCGTATCAAACATCACGGGATTGGTCTTCTTACGAACTACCACACGAACGAATGTGTGCTTGTATCTATCCAAGTCACAAGAGGTATAATCCTCCTGCTCATCGTCATAGATGAGTTGTGTAAAAATAGTGAGTGGATTGCGAATGTATTCAAGCGTCCGATTATCGGTGTCAAATACATGGAACCCCTTTGGCTCATTGAGATCAGCAAATGTAATCTGATATGGAGTGCCAAGATAGTTCACATTCCCACGGCTGTGCTTTTGGTGGAAGTGACCGCTGAAGACCGCTTCAAAATCCTTGAAAATCGCAGGATCCATTCCGTCTTCATGCTTCACTCCACGCATGACTTCATAGCCTGTGAGTTCCAAGTGACCCATGAGAAAAGGAACCTTGTTCTTCACAGCCTTCTCAATGAATGCCATGCACTCATCGTTGTTGTCCTTCGTGATCCAAGGAACAAAAGCAATCTTCACTCCATCAAACTCAAGAACCGTTGGCTGCTCCAAGAGACCGTCACCAAAGTCATTGTGAAACAACTCGCGCATGGAGTTGACTTGGTTTGTGTTCTTGAAGTAGACATCGTGATTACCAAGGATCGCATACACCTTATGATTGGAAACAAGAGGTTGTATGAAACGCTTGCGAACCTCGTTCAGCGTGGCGAAGTTGATGAACTTGCGCCGATCAAGCAGATCGCCCAAATGAAACACGGTATCAATCTTATTCTTCTTCAAGTACGGCAAGAACACCTCGTCCGTAAACTTGAAGAAATGGTGCAGGAAGATCGGTGAATCACTACGCGCACCGAAAGTGGGTATCACAGATGATAGCGATTTTCATGGGTGATTCTCCAATCTGGCAAATCTGAATCCCTTGTGATGTGCTTGTTTACCTTCAAGCACACCGCAAGCATTGCGGTAAGTAAGACCATTGTTTTTACAAAACTCCGTCAGACAGTTTGTTATTGTTTCTTTACCATCTGGAAACCAAACCCTGTATCGTTTTGCCGCAGGATTGGCAGCACCAGATTTTCCTTTTCCAGGAAATTTTAGACCTTTATTCCAAGCAGTTTTGCTTTTTCTTCCATTTTCTCTTGCTAGTTCCTGCCGTTTTTGTTTTTCCGATGTGGGCAAGTTTTTCCAGTAGTTCCGTATACCCTCTATGTGGTTTTTCTTTTTTATCGGATCGGAGTGTTGCTCCAAAGCGTTCTTTCTGATTTTGTTGGAAAACTCCGATGTCTTATATGGATCTATATTTCGCACCACAGGACTGCAATCTCCACCTTTTGTGCAGTTGTAGCCACTACCAAATGATTGGTAATGCGCCACCCACTTCTGTTCAAGTTGCAACACTTCTGTCAAATCATCGCATTCTTCAATCATTCTGATAGTAAAACACTCTTTTCCATGCAAGCGTATTGCCTTACCTATTGGCTTGTCTGATCTTGTGTGTTGGTAGAAGCGATGTTTCAAAGTGGTTGAAGTATATCCGACATACTTCTTGCTATTTACGGAGTTTTCTATTAGGTAGACTTTGTATCTCATACATCTATGTATGTCTCATCTACCCCCAAAGTGCTGATTATCTCTTTTTCTCTTGATAGCGTCTATTGTATCACTCGTCCATGAACCCGTCAAGCACATTGTTGCCGGTTTTGCTGGTCTTGCGCTTGCGCTTCTTCTTGAGTTTGTTCTTCTTCTCTTTATTGAAGTTTGCCATGTCGGTTTCTGAAAGACCGATGATCTCTGCAATCTCCTCTGATGAAGTTTCAACTTTGCCTTCATCCATCCAGTTTCTAAACTTGCCTGTTGGATCGTTATCCTCAAAGCACTTCAACTTGATGTAGAGTTGCTTCTTCTCCTTCTGTATGCGCCGTAGAAAGGCATAGAAGGTGATCTGCGTGAAGAAGGCGAATGGGTTGGTTGATTTCTTGGGATCAAAGTTGGTGGCATACATGATGCAATTTTCAACTGCATCTCCAACCATCTCTTCTTTAAAACTGTAGTTTGTAAAATTAGGCTTCTTGGCTAGGTTGTTTGCAATGTCTAAAAAGCATTGACCAATGTAATTGCTTACGCCAGGTGGCTTTGTGCCTTCCTTCTTTGCCTTATTAACTATCTTGCGGTGCTGTGTTATCTCTTCTAAAAACTTCTTGTTGTCAATGTAATGCGCGTTTTTCTTACTCATTATTTTCTCCATAATCCAGAATAATTATTGCTTGGCTCAATCAGTTGGTCATAAATACCGGTGTCCAGTATGAAATGAAAGGTTCTATAGTTACTTAAGTAGGTATCAGAACCGTATACGAGGGTTACCTTCCCACCACGGTAGTCCGTCATCCTCGTCCCCTTCATCACCCTCATCTTGTTCTTCTTCATTGGTAGGTTTGGCAGTATACCCACTCTCTGCTGATTTGTCATCTTCTTCTGCCATTTCCACCAAAGGAAATGGTGCTTGTTTGATGTATTCCTGCATCACCTGTTGCAACTCATCCTGAGCCTTCTGAAGATCCGAATGAATCTTTGCCTCAATGTAGTCTGCATACATCTTCGTATCCGGTTCTGCGGTGCAGATGACTATATCCTTCGGAACGACAAAGTATGTATCGTTCGTGTAATCAATCCAATCCTTGAGGTAAACCCCAATCTTGGCAACCTTGCCATTTCTATCCGTAGCAGGAACAGATACAACAGTCATCGGTCGTTCAAAGATGTACTCATCCCCAATCCCTTGAATAGTTGCAATCAAAGTTTCTCCGTTACGCAAGCGAACAATCTTGGTAGCGGGAGGGGATCCTTCTTTTGAGAACTGAATCATAGAACCTCCTTGATCGGAATCTTCACCATCTTATATTCAAACGATTCTTCGTTGTAGATTTTCACTCTTTCAATGAAGTGCTTCAGCGTGTGATTCTTCTTTGACTTCCAATGCAAGTCATCTGCAATATCATAAAGCCTAGCCTTGTCCTTGCGCTCGGATTTGCGGAGTTGGCGACCAATGCTCTGCAAGACACGAATACGGCTCTTGGATGGAGAAGCAAAGATGATGTTTCGTAGAGACCGAATGTTGATGCCTGTTGAGAATGTGCCATAGGAAGCAACAATGATGGCGTTGTCTTCTTGCTCCGTGATTTGACGAATGTCTTCACGAACTTCGCCATCAGTCTCGCCCGACACATAGAAGACCTTACGAGTATCACCTGCATCGGTCTTTATTTTCTCAAAGAGTGGCTTGCCGTGCTTCTCAACAAACTGAAAGAGAACAAGCGTATTGCCTTTCGTGGAACAGGCAAGTTTTGAAATGAGTGAATTGCGTCCATCGCAAGAGACAATCCAATCAATCTCTTCTTGATAAGGAAGTCCCGCAACAGTCTTACTGATCTCGTCAGGATAGGTCAGGAGAATGCAGTCAATCTCAAGATTGGAAAGTAACTTCTTCTCCATCAGATCCTTGGTTGTCGTGACTTGCTTGACAGGACCAAACAGACCTTCAATTGCCAACTTGTGAGTCTGTGTTCCATCTAGTGTGCCTGTAAGCGCAATACGATACGGGCAGTTGGTCAACTTTGTCATTATGCTTGTCAGGCTAGCCGCCTTGAACAGGTGAGCCTCGTCACCGATTACAGCACCAAACTGATCAAAGTATTCCTTGGGCATCTTGTAAATGGACTGCCAAGTAGTGATGACTATTTGCTTGTTTGGATCGTCTTTTTCCTCACCGCCAAACACTTTGTGGACAAAATCGTTGACATTCCATCCGAATGTGTCATTTGCGGAGTAATCCTTGAAATCGTTGAAAAGTTGTGTTACAAGTGAAATGCTTGGAACAACGATCAATACTCTTCGTTGCTCTTCTTTATTAGAATCCGCTAGATGCAAGAGATCTGCATAAAATCGTGCAAGGACATAGATGATCAGGCTCTTGCCGCTAGCAGTAGGCGACAGCAGAAGGCAGCGGTTTGTATTCAGGGCATGATGAATTGCATCTATCTGATGCTCATGGGGTTCAATTGCCTCGCCCCGTGCAGACAGATTCAAGCCCTTGATGATCTTGCTGACACAATCCTCGCGTGTGCAAGGCTCCACAGGATTGATGAGTTTATGGTCAACTGCAAGATGATACTTGCGCTCTTCGCAGAACTGCGCTAGGTAGTCAAGGAGACCGACATACAACAGCCCGTTCCTTGGTTGGAACATTCTGATCTTACCGTCCCAATGACGATTGCGGAATGCGGGGGTGAATCTTGCGTTCGGAACTTCAAAGGTGAAGTATTCCTGAATCTCACGGGCAATCGCAGGTTCGCATGATAAACGGGTGTAGACCGTGTTATGTCTATGAACGACAATCTCGGGCATCCCATTATTTAGGG